TAAAAGATTTAGATTTTGAAAGAGAAAAAATTAGTGAAGAAATATATGGATTTGTAATTATGTATTTAGATAAAAATCCAAATGATTATGATATAAAGTATTTGAATTATTTATATAAAAATTATTATAGGAATAGATTTTTTATACCTAAAAATGGGAAAGATATATTAAATAATTATTTAGAAAGTTTAGATTATGAATCTTTAGATAAGTATGAAAAATCAGATTATGATGAGTTAAAAGAAGATTTACAATAATATATTACTATGGCACTATTCGGAGGTTCAAGAGATGTAAGTTTAATAAGAAGATTGAATAGAGAATTAATTAACTCTATAATCAATACTGAAGTCATAGTATATAAAATAGCTACGCAGTATACCAAAATAAATATATATGGTGAATCTTCCAAAAAAATATTTTATAATCCAATGAGGGTTAATTCTCTAATAACAAGAGAAGAAAAAGATTATGATGGTGATGAATTAACTACATATATTAGAAATATATCATTTTCATTTCTTAGAGATGATTTAAAAGATTTAAATCTTGTAATACAAGAAGGTGATGTAATTAAATGGGATTCTGAATACTACGAATTAAATTACGTAGGTTCTAATCAATTATGGACAGGACGAAATCCTGATACATTACTAGCAACTGTAGAAGATGGAAGAGATGCATTTGGTTATAATGTAAGTATTATTGCAAGAGGTATGAAAATAACAGCAGACCGCTTAGGAATTGAAAATGTAATGACTCCGAGAAATAGCATATATGATTTACCAAATAGAATATAATGGCAGAAAATCCTAATATATCATTAACAGGTGTTGACCCACCATTTAACAGAGCGTATGAAACGAGGAGGGATACTGACACCTTTAGAACTCCTGCCATAACATTATATGACGTTGATTATGCAGTTATGCACTATTTAAAGAACACGATAAATGCTCAAGTTGAACAGAATGATTCAATGATTGATGTTCCTATAGTTTATGCATCTGCCGAAATTTGGAATCAAATACAGGCAAGAGGATACATGAGGGATAAGCAAGGGAAGATACTAGCTCCATACGGAACTATTAGAAGAATATCGATGTCTGAGGATGAAAGATTTAAAAAATTAGATGTTAATTACGGTTCTGCTACGATATCTATAAATCCAAAACAAAGGAATTTTGAAAATATCAGAGACCAACATGCAACATTATCTAATTCTAAATTTTCTGATGAGTATTACATATCAGTATTACCTGAGTTTTATATAATTGAATATGAACTAATATTGTTTAGCTATTATATAGAGCAAATGAATTCCATAGTTCAAGATATAATTCCAACAAGTAATTTTAGTTGGGGAGATTCATTTAAATTTAAGACAAGAGTTGGAGATATAAATTTTGATACTATAAACCCAACAACTACAGAAAGACTAGTGAAGGCTACTACATCATTGACGGTGGATGCAAGATTACAATCTGAATTTGAGTTAAGAAAATCAACAATACAGAAGGCATATACGACTAAAAGAATTGTGTTTAGAACGGAACAATCATCATTTGATATAAATGCTGTTGATAGATTCCCAAATGAACAGGAGTGATATAATTTTGAAAAATTTAAGTACTATTTATATTTAGAAAACAATTATTAAATTCAATAAGATAAAAAATGGCTAACGAAAGATTTGTAAGTCCGGGTGTATTCACGAGAGAACAAGACCTAAGTTTCCTTCCTCAACAGATACAATCAATTGGAGCAGCAGTGATTGGCCCTACCCTATACGGCCCTGCTTTTAGACCTACCACAATATCAAATTATTCTGAATACCTTAGAGCATTCGGTAATAGTTTTATTAGTGGTTCAGGAGCTTTTGCACAAGAGTTCAAATTTTTGACAAACTATACTGCACAAGAGTATTTAAGATACGGTGATAATCTAACAGTTGTTAGAATCATAAATAGTAATGCAACTATAGCCAAAACTAATGTAGTTAGTTCGGGTTCATATAAGGCATTCTTAAACAGAGGTAAGACTAAAACTAATCTTACAGCATCACATTTTAATCAGGCATCTGCTTCATTTAAAATTCATTTAATGTCAGAAGGTTTATATGGTAATAGTGGTACTAATATTGCATCTAATAATGGTATTGAAGACCCATCTACAACTCAAGCATTAGGATTACTATCATCAACTTATGGTACAAGATATAATTTTAGATGGGAAGTAAACAATGTTAATGTTAAAAGAGGTACATTTAACTTAACACTCAGAAGAGGTGATGACAGAACAGGTAGAAAAGTTGTTATTGAACAATTTAGTAATGTGTCACTAGACCCGAATGATGCGGGATACTTACCAAGAGTTGTTGGAGACCAAGTATATACTTTGAGAGGTACGGGAACAGGAAGACCTTATCTTCAATTATCAGGTTCATATCCAAATCGTTCAAGATACGTTAGAGTTGAGATTCTAAAGAATACATTAAACTATTTGAATGAAGCAGGTGGTATTAGAAGTGGTGCATTATCTGCATCCCTACCCGCTGCTGTATCAGGAACTTTTGGATTTGGAAGTGATGGATATGTTCAACATCCAAGAGCTTTCTATGATAGCATTGTAGCAAGTAATACTCAAGGATTTAATTTAGCTCAAGGAGCAGCAGGAATTAGTGGTTCTACGGCTTATTATGATGCAATTGATATCTTGTCGAATGCTGATGAATATGATATTAACACTCTCTACATTCCCGGTTTACTACAAGAGGCAGGAGGAAAACACAGTGATATCATCACACATGCCATCGCAATGTGTGAAGAAAGAGGTGATGTCTTCCTAGTAGTTGACCCAACTAAATATGGTGATTCTATCGGACAAGCTCAATTAGCAGGTGAAGCAAGAAATTCTAACTTTGCAGCAATGTATTATCCATGGCTACAAGTTGCAGACCCTGACCTTAACAGAAACGTATGGCTACCACCATCTTGTTTAGTAGCAGGTGTGATATCTTTTAACGATTATGTTAGTTTCCCATGGTTTGCTCCTGCGGGTTTGAATAGAGGTGGAATTGAAATTGCAGTACAAGCTGAGACTAAATTATCTACCTCAATGAGAGATGATTTATATGCAAGTAATATAAATCCGATAGCTACATATCCAAGAGAAGGTGTTGTAGTTTGGGGTCAAAAGACACTACAGAAAAAACGTTCAGCATTAGATAGAATTAACGTTAGACGTTTACTCATAGCAGCTAAAAAGTTTGTTGCATCAACATCAAGATACTTAGTATTTGAACAAAATACAGTACAAACAAGAAAAAGATTTGTTGATATTGTTACACCTTATTTCCAAGATGTAAGACAGAAGCAAGGATTATACGATTTTAGAGTAGTGATGGATGAAACGAATAATACTGCGGAGGTTATTGACAGGAATGAATTGAGAGGTGCAATATATTTGAAGCCAACAAGAACTGCGGAATTCGTTATTATTGATTTCTTTGTACTACCAACAGGAGCTGTATTCCCAAGTGATTCTCCTGAAGGAACAGGCAACGATTAAAAAAATAATTAACACTATATTTATATAAAACAAAATAACCATGTCAGCACAATATCGTAATAATTTTCAGTTTGTCGATATGAAGCAGCAAAATCGCTTCATAATGAGCATACAGTCCTATTATGAAGCGGGAGAGCAATCATATTTAATCAAGACTACGGATATACCATCTATAGAAAATAATCCTGTAGCTGTCGACACCATCAACTCTGAATTCAAAATTAAGGGTAAATCAAGATGGCAAGATATTTCAGTAACTTTCTATGACCCTTATGAGTCTCTAACAGCACGTAAAAGTGGTGCTGCTGTTGCTCATAGTTGGTTAAATGATGACCATCACAATTCAAGAACGGATGTAGATGAGTACATGTCAACTTATAAGAAGAAGATAACATTATACTATGTTCCACCTCAAGGAGATATTAACGGTCTCACAGGTGCTTATTGGGAATTGAATGGTGCATTTTTTGCGAATATCAATTGGGGTAGTTTTGATGTATCTTCAGATGATTTAGTAGCTGTTGAAGCTACAATATCTTATGATTGGGCAGAATTCTTTGCGTCATAATCAAAA